AAGCCGGGCACCCCTTCTCCGGGTCGTGGCCCTGATCGCAGTCATGAGCGTGCTCCACGCCCAGTCGCATAAGGTCCCCGCTGGCGTGATGCGGCACGGTCTCCCCGTTCCCGCACAGGAAGCACGCCCCGTCCTGCTGTTCCAGCAGCCAGAGGTACTGCTCCTCGGTGATGCCGTACCGGTACTTGAGGCGGGCCCGCCGGTTAGCAGCCCGGCCAGGCTCGGTCTTCAGGTAAGCCCGCTGGCGTTCTGCCCGGCGCAGCCGGGCCTCATCCGGCTCGTGCTCTAGGTACTCGGCCGCCTTGACGACCATGCAGGCCTTGCACCGGGTCTCGCCGGAGCTGTACGCACTCCACGGCTTGTAAGCGTGACCGCAGCTTCCCCTGCCGCTGTAGGAGCATTCCCGGCCCTCGTCGTCAGTCCGCCACTGGGCCTTCGGCTGGTAGTCGGGAGAATTCCTGCGCTCGCGCCAGTCCCGCATGCGCTGGGCCTGCGGGGTATCGCTCGTCTGCTGCGACGCCTTCTCGCGGTGCAGGCAGCCGCACGACAGCACCATCCCGCGCACCAGCGGGAATAGTGTCACCCACTTGGCGACGGGCTCGTGCGGCTGCTCCGCTGTCCCCCGGCACACGACTAGCGCGGCGGGCCTCCCGCTCTTCGGGTGCTTCCCCAGCTCGCTCACCGTCAGGCGGCCGAACTCCTGGCCTGCCTCTGCCGTTACCGTCTGCTTTCTCCCCATGGAACCAGCGTACCAGGTTTGCTAAACACTAGAGCCATCGGCAACTATGCTAAGTCCTGAAAAGAAAAAGAATCACTCTACGAGCAAGCAAAAAAGCCCCCAACTTCGATCCGGGGACTCTTTTGCTCAGAACCTGTAGTGTTCGGTCTTACTGCTTCCAGCTCGGGTTGAGCCCGGTGTAGTAAGAACCCAGGTTTCCGCTGGTCGGCGTGGTGTTGGAGGCGATGATCCCAGACGCCACGAGCATCTGCTCCGGCCGGGTGACGATCGGCAACAGGTGCCATTCGAGGAGATACTGCCGGGCGCTCGGGTCCTTCTCCTTCCAGGTCTTCGCGAACTTGCCCGTGAAGCCGCTCGGAGCCTCGTCGTCCGCGGTCGGGCCGATCAGCAGCTCCATCGGCCTTTGATCCGAGTAATTGCCCATGTAGAGCACGCCGTCGGGCACGAAGAAGGTCAGGTTCCCGGCGTCGGACTCATAGACCTGCTCGACCGTGTTCCAGACCAGGCCCATGAAGCCGCTCATCATGCCCGAGGAGTAGAACTCGTCCTTCATCCGGTCCGACAGCATGGTGGCCGGGATGTTGACGGTGGCGCCGGAGGTGGCCTGGGTCCAGGCCTCCATCAGGGCGGCCATCGTCACCGAGGTGGCGAAGACCTCCTTGGCCGGGACGCGGCCGTGCACCTGGATGATCCGCTTCCAGGACCGGACGTCCTCCAGGATGGAGGCCGGGTTGGCGTAGCTCGGGGTGCCGCCGGCTCCCAGGTTGGTGTTGGCCGCGCCCAGGTCGGTGGGGTTGCCCGAGGAGCCGGGCAGGGTCAGGCCCGCGTTGACCAGCCACGGGTTGGCCGGCGCGACGAAGTGGGAGGCCGGGAACTTGTAGTTCACCTGCGCCTGGACATCCGCGTAGTTGTACGTGATGCCGCCGCCCATGGCCTGCCAGGCGCTCCACTCGGCGAAGTTGTCGAAGCGCCCATTCAGGTCGTTGATCTCCCTGAGCACGGCCTGTTCCGCGTTGATGCGCGCGATCTCGCCGGGCGTCCTCAGCCAGTGCAGGGTAGTAGGTTCGAAAACTTTTTTCTCCCTCAAGTAGATGAAGGAGGCGCTTTCCTGGGACCTGCCCAGGCGGGCGATGATGTGCGCTTCGGAATTGGGAACGTTCGGCTTAGCGACCGCGCGGGAGCCCTTGATGACGTCCCAGGTCGCCGACGGGAACGGCCACGGCGTCTGGTCGAGCCGGTTCAGCATCACGTGGGTCTGCGGGGTAACGAACTTCTCGACCACTCCGCGCAGCACGACCGGCTCTAGGAGGCTGATGTCAGGCATATTCCGAAAACTTCCTCTGCTCGACCTGGCTGACTGTCAGCGACTCGATCACGAGCCCGGCCTGCGCCGCCCGTTATCTCGGGCCACCTGGCTGGCCTGGCCGCCTGCCTTCGGCGGTTACCGGGTCCTATCGACCGGCGCATGACAGAGCCCCCGCCAGTGCGTCTCGCCTGCGCCCTGGCGGGGGCTCTGCTACCTTGCGGCAGCTTTCAGAACATGAAGGCGTTGGTCCCGGTCGGGCCCGCGCCGCCGGAGGCGGTAAGCGGGTTGCCGTCCATCGGGCCGCCCGGCCACTGCGGGCTGCTGCCGACCGGCCCGCCGAACGGGACGATCCGCGCGCCCAGGGTGGCCACCGCCTGGCCCGCGGCGGAGCCGAGCCCGTTGGTGTTGGGGATCAGCGAGGTGGTGTCCGCGCCGGAGACCACGTTGGCGTTCAAGATCCCCCTGATGACCATGTTGCCGAGCGCGTCCCCGGCCACCTTGCCGGCCGGGCTGGCCGGGGGCACGAAGGTCCCGCCGGCCAGGGTGATGGCGTCCGGGTTGACCCCGTTGGTGTTGGCGTTGTAGGCCGCCAGGCTGGCCGCTCCCGGCCCGCCGGTGTCCCGGGCGTCGCGCAGCACCCCGAGCGCCACCGCGCGCCCGTCCGAGGCGCTCGGGGCGTAGGCGAAGTACTTGCCGGACGCGGTGTGCCGGGCGATGATGCACCCGGTGGGCAGGATGCCCTGGCCCGCGGCCAGGGTGACGCCGCGCTGGGTGAACCCGGCATAGGACAGCAGCAGTTCGGCGACGGCCGGCGCGTGGAACTCATCACCGAACTCCTGGCCGTACCCGTGCGTGGGCTTGACATAGCCAGGCGGGTAATCGAATTCCACGCTGTCGTTAGCGGGCATCGCTGCTGCTCCTCGCTCTGCCTGGGCTGGTTACTGACGCGTCTTGGTGCCGTTGGCCGAGAAGAACTGGCCGTGCTCGGCGGTGAGGCGGGCCACCTCGCCGTCGATGTCCTGCTCCTGGCGCTGCTCGCCGTCGTTGGCCGGGACGCCTTCCTGGGCGGCGAGCTTCACGTAGGGCTTGTCCTCGGGGGCGAGGATGGCCTCCAGGCCCTTGCGGTTGGACAGCGCCATCTCGATGGCGGTGGCCTTGGTCTTGGGCAGCAGGCGGCCGGCCCCGATGTAGCCGTCCACCTCGGCCGTGGCGGCGGCCAGCTTCAGCTCGTCCACCGAGTCCCGCAGGCCCTTGTTGTCGGCGGCCAGCTCGACCACCGCGGCGGAGACATCGGTCAGCTTCAGCTCGCCGTCCTCGCCGGCGGCCAGCTTCACGCCCGCGCCCTTCAGCGCCTCGACGACCGCGGCGGACAGCGCGGCGGTGTCGGGAGCTGGCGGCTGCTGCGCAGCGGCCTGCAGGGCCTCCACGTCGATGCCGTGGTCCTTCTTCAGCTGCTCCAGCAGCTGCTCCCTGGTAGGCGGCACCTCGGTCTCCTCCGGCGGCGTGAGTACGACGACTTCGCCGGTCTTATCGGCCGACGCCGCGATGACCTCCTTGTAACCCTCCAGGTTGACGACGTACGGCCGGTTGGTCACGGCCACGTGCAGCAGCGTGGGCCCGGCCTTCTTGCCGGTCGAGGAGTCGGTGTAGTTGGTGCTCAGGAAGGCGGAGGCACCCAGGTAGGTCTTGCCGAACTTGTCCGCGTCCTGGCGCGCGTCGAGCAGCGCGTAGACCTTGCCGTCCCGCTGCCTGATCCCGACGACCTCGCCCAGGTTGGCAGCCGGGCCCTCGACGTGCTCGTTGGAGTCGTTCGCCAGCGGCAGCTGCACGATGTCGCAGACGCCTTTGGCGAAGTTGTCCTGCATCGTCGCCACGAACGCGTCGTCCACGTTGATGACGTCGCCGGTCTTGGGGTGGATCAGCGGCCCGAGGTTCAGGATGTGCTTCTCGAACAGCTTCCCGGTGACCCGGCGCTGCCGGGCCAGCGCCGCCGGCACCTCGTCGACCGCGGAGAAGGTCGCGGACCCCGCCGGGGCCGGGATGATAAAGCGCTCGTCGCCCATGCTCTGGGCAATCGGATGCCCCGCCGGCCGGCAGCAGTGTGACCGGCTGAAGCCGACGAGGCCAGCCCTAGCCTAGCGCGGCAGGCTACTCCCCCGCGTCCAGGTGCTCGGAGGTATCCGCCTTGTCCGGGGCGCTCTTCACCGGCCCGGCCTGGGCCGGGGCCCCGGCGCTCACCCGCCCGGCGATGTCCCGCAGGCCGGCCGCGTAGGCGGGCGCCGTGGCCTGGCACAGCCGGGCCGCTGCCCGCAGCTCCGCCTCCCCCGTCTCGTAGTCCTCGGCAGCCAGCGCGGCCTCGGCCCGGTGCACGGCCTGCTGCGCGTCGCTCAGGCCCTTGTCCTGGAACCGCCGGGCGGTGTCCGCCAGGTCAGCGAAGACGGTATCCGGGCGCGCGTCCTCCGCGGCCGACCGCCACTGCCCGGGGCCCTTGAACTTCTG